GCACAGGCGTAACCATTACAAACGGCTCGGTAGTGTACGTGTCAGGGGCTACAGGGCAAACGCCTAACATTACATTAGCCCGTGCCGATGCTATGGCAACTTCGTCTGTAATTGGCGTTGTTACCGCAGATATAGTAAACAACACGATAGGTAAGGTAACTATAATAGGCGAGGTAAACGGTTTAAATACGTCGGCTTTCTCAGATGGCGCAACGGTGTACCTTTCAGCTACTACGGCAGGGGCTTTAACAGCAACGCCACCGTCAAGCCCTAATTACCTGGTAAAAATAGGCACGATAAATTATTCTAACACCACGTTGGGTAAATTAGCCGTTCACGTTGATGCCCCGCTTGCTAAAAATACAGCCCTTACCGATGCTAACATTCCACCTACAGCGGGAGCAGTTAAAACGTATGCAGACACAAAAGCCCCGATTGACTCGCCAACGTTCACTGGAACTGTTACAGCGCCTATCATAACGAACCCCGGCGCAATGACGATAGGCACCACTACGTCTACACAATTAAACTTTCAGACAAACGGGGCAACAAGGTGGCAAATTACAAGCTCAGGCTCATGGCAACCTGCGGTAAACAATGCGCAATCAATGGGTACAACAGGAAACAGGGCGAGCAATGTGTTTTCAGTACTGGGGAATTTCTCAGGACAGGTGACAATACCTGCTACCCCCGTAGCTTCTACGGATGCTGCGAGTAAAGGTTACGTTGACGGCCTAGCCGCGGGTTTCGCAACTAACGCAACGACGGTAGGATTGTCTTCTGCTACCCTTAACAGTACTTATCCCAACGTGCCTGTAGGGTATCGGGTTATTTGCGGTAACATTACTATGGGCGGTGCTATTTATACCAAATATTCAGAAGCTGGTAGCAGCGATGTGTGGCTAATGTGTAGCGCACCGGTACAACCTTAATTTTTAATATTATGAGAACAAATTTAATAAACTGCCTTAACGGGCTATGGGCTGCACTGATAATCGTATTCGTGTTCAAAGGATCGGAAAGTATGGAGGGCGTTGAACAGTGGCAGTATACTTTCGGGTGCACAGCTTTCGGCGTGCTTGGCTGCCTGCCGCAATTCGGTTTTAACTGGTTGCAATCAGGGCATACCTGGGAGAACGATAAAGCCGAGATATTACGGGCGCTTATTGCTGGAGTAGTATCTGCATGCATACTGTCATTTGTTGCTGTAGGCAACTGGATGTGGATTTCTGCTATATTGGTACTATTGTTTAATTTAGCCCTTTGGAAATGGGGCGGTAAAATATTTGGAAAATGAAAGACCTTTTAGAAAAAATAACGGTGCAGGCTTTCCTTGCCGTGTTTATAATATCGGCATGCTTCGCAATGATCGCTTACGCCGATGTTTCTGAGAACCAAAAAACGAGGATGCAGGATGTAGTACTTGTAATTGTCGGCTTTTATTTCGGCAGTAGCCACGGCTCACGCCAAAAAAGTAAGCAGATAGAAAAACTAACAGATAACAAATAATGAAAAAACCAAAACTTATGGCAGCAGCAAAACACTTAGACATTACGTCTGACGGCGACGTAACAGCAGCACAAAAAAGTGCTTTGATAGCACTGGCAAACACTTCTGCTTTCTCAACTGTTAGCGTATACCTTAACAGTGAATTTATCGGCGGACGCCCAAATGACCGAGGGTAATGGGCGAATTAAAAAGATATTATCTTTTATGGTCGGCGGCGTTGCTTGGAATTGCTGCCGACCTGTTTTTTTATCCAAAAGGTTTTTCTGAAAACCTGGGGCTTGACTTTAACCTTTACTATACCTCATGGGCATCCGTATACTTCATATTGCTTTTATTCATATATTTGATAGTATATAAAAAAATAGCCACAAACGTAAACGATTACACCCCTATCGCGATGTTTTTGTTAGGTATAAATAAATTGTATGACGAATTTTACGGAAACCCTACAAAACTACAGTTAAATGAATTGTTATTTACTTTTTGTATTATTAGCTTTGGGCTATACAGGCAAAGACTTATTAAACGAGATACTAACCGGGCTGGTGAAGCTGCTGCCAATGATAGTAGCGGCATCAATAGCCGTAACACTTAGGCTAATCGTGGAAAGCAAAAAGAATAAAATAACACTTCTAAATATCGTTTTGTCGTTTATATCGGCATTAGGTATAAGCTATATGTTCTACCCTGTGATACTGGAATACGTTAAGCCCGCTTTTCAAAGTATCGCTATAGGCATAATAGTACTGACCGGGGATAAAATTGTAAGTTATGTGATTTATAAATTTAAAGTTGACCAGTTCCTGACATTCATAGCGGACTGGGCATTAAATAAACTAAAAGCTATATTCAAATGAGACTATTATATTTTACGGTGCAGGTGTGGGCGGTATCCCTATCGTACCAAATTGTAGACGAAATAATTAAACACTTATCGTAATGGCACAACTAAGTAAATTAGCCCCAATCATAGCAAAATGGGAGGGAAAATTTGTTAATGACCCCACTGATAAAGGCGGCGCTACTAATATGGGCGTTACAATAGCCACGTGGCGCTCTGTAGGCTACGATAAGGACGGAGACGGAGATATTGACGTACAGGATATAAAACTGCTTAATATGCACGATTTTGAAGCTGTGCTTAAATTGTACTGGAACAGGTGGCAAGCTGATAAAATTACAAACCAATCGATAGCTAATATTTTAGTGGACTGGGTTTGGGGTAGTGGCGTATGGGGTATTAAGATACCGCAAAGAATATTGGGCGTTGGCGATGATGGAAAAGTGTCGCTTACAGGCGAAACTCTTAGGGAGCTAAACAGTGAAATTCAAAAAGACGCTGAGGCTTTGTTTGGCGCGATATACGCCGCCCGTGTAAACTTCCTTGATAACATTGTAAAGAACAACCCATCACAAAAGAAGTTTATTAAAGGCTGGAAAAACAGGCTGAAAGATTTTAGGTTTAAAGAATAAAAAAAGCCCCGCTATTACCTGGGGCTTTTGTTTTCTCAAATATATTCAACTTTCTCAAGGTTGAAAAATTGCGGACGTAATTTCGCTTTACAAACATACAAAACTATATTTAATATGCAAATAAAAATATTAATTATTTTACTGCTGTGCCTTACATCCTGCGACGTGCAAAGGCAGGTAGCTAAAACCAGTAGCAGCACAGACACGCAGGAACAGCTCGAGCAAATCACGCAACGCCGTGGCGATACCGTAACATATAAAAACGTGCTGCATGTAAAAGATACCACTATCTACACCGTAAACAAGCAGGGAACGACGTTAAGGACTGTTTACGATAGCAGCGGTAACGTTAGCCAGGTAGATTGCTTTTCGTCTGCTATAAGCGAGATATTGAAGTACTCTAAAGATATGCAGCAGGCCAATAGTACAAAGGATAAAACCGAGTCTGCGAAGTTCGACACTACATTTATCTACGTTGCCGGGGGCGTTATTACTGTAGTGTTGTGCTTCTTTATATTCCTGCTGTACCGCACCATAAATCAAAACAGTAAAGTTTTACAGGGTTTAGCGTCGAAGCTATTATAAAAATACTATATTTGATACTTAACAAATTAAAAATTTAAGTAATGAAAACAACGCTATTAGCAAAATTAAAAGTTGGCTCAACTGTCAACTATGGAAACAACAACGTAGAGGCCAATCTTACGGCGGTAACAGGAGACTCGGAAGAGAATAAAACTTTTAGTAAATACACCCCTAACGCAACTGTAAAAATGCACATCACAAATCCGGAGGCTTTAGATTTTTTTGAAGCTGGCGCGGAATATATTTTCGAGATACGCAAGGCAGAGACAATAAAATAACTATATTTGCACAAAGGCTTTCTTTACATGGTTTGCGAGTCTTTTACCCAAAGAGATACTACGGTGTCTCTTTTTTTGTGCCTATATGTAAACCATGTAAACGTAGTATCTCATTTATGGTTTACGCCGAAAGGCTATAGTTTACAGGGCTTAGCGCCAAAATAAACCATGTAAACCATTATTATACTAAAAGATTAATATTATATAATAATAGGGGATATACAATACATAACCCGTAATAAGCACCCGTAAATGCGTATATACGCCTATAAGAGATTAACGTTTACATGGTTTACGTTTCTGCCATTTTCGGGCTTAAAAGATTGATTTGCAAACACTTGACACGTAAACCATAAAAAAGCATGGTTTACGCTGAAAATAAAGTAAAAAATATTTTTGGTTTTTATAAAAATAGGTTTATATTTGCTGAAGTAAAAAACAAAGAAACTATGGGAACTGTAAATGACATTACAATAGGTACAAAGTTATATTACATTAAAGGTTTTAAAAAGGGATGTTCATGTAAAATTACCTGACGGAACTATAAAAACAGGTTGGCAAAAATCACTTTGCGAACGAATGATAAAGTAAATATTCACCACGCGGATAACGCCGCTATTTATAAAAACTAAACACAACTATGAACAACCTAAAAATACAAGAGGCAATTACCGCCAGCGGCTTAGATAAGCCAGCTATTGCAACGCACTTGTTCCCGTCTAACCAATACCCTGTTATGGCCCTTGACAGGGTTATGAAGGGCGACGGCGACCTAAACTCAACACAGATAACTAAACTATCTGAATTGTCAGGTATGCCGGTTGCCGCCATATTTGGCGAAACCTGGCGCAAGGCTGAAAGCAACGGCAAGCTAACCCGTTTCACGAATGGCGAGTACACCGCAGAATTTGACCGTACCGACTGGACTACCCGCGTGTACCACAATTCCGAGTTAATCAGCGAAACGGTTATACACAGCGGCACTATAGCGCTTAGCGTTTACCTGCAAGAGATTGACAAAATAATCGCAAATTTAAAAAGTAAATAAACCATGAGTACACACCACAGACCGCTAAGCGCGGAACCGAGAACAAGCGTAAGAACTTTTAACCGTTGGGTAACCACCGTTAACAGATACTTCAAAGGCAAAACGCCTGAGTACCCTACGGGAATGTTTAAAGCCCCAAAACCTAAATTTTAAAAAGTAAACCGTGTCGCTACAAATAAACCAAATCCTGCAAACCAAAGACGGCAGAATAATAGGCAACGCCATTATTACGTCTGTAGAACCTTTGACCATTATAACCGATTACGGCAACACTTTAGTTGGAACTACTTCGGAAGAGGTTCACGAGTTATGGTATTTACCCGATATGTCGGAATGGTACGATATTGACACGCATAGAAATTACACTAAAGTATAAATCTTTAAACACTAAATAAACCATGAAAGTAAAAGTAACAATTGACCTGGCAGACAAGGCACAGGCGGCAGCATTTCAAAACCTTGTAAGCGCACAGGCGGCAGCGGCACAAAAGCCGAGCAGGCTAAGTGTAGCCCACGCTGAAGCCATAGCCGCAATTAAATCATTGCCGGATGCCGAGGAACAAGAGCATAGCGAAGACGTTGCCACCCTTACGCAACCCGCTACAAAGAAAACCCGTGCGCCACGTAAAACGCAAGCAACCGAAGAGCAGCCCGTAGATACCGCCGCGGCTGAAAACGTTGAGGTAAACGAACCTGAAGAGGTTACCCCTGCCGCTGAAACAACTGAAGAAGAAGCCCAGCAAGAGCAGAATGATAGTGAATACACAATTGACGAATTGCGCCAACGTGTAGCCGATAATGTGAACGCTCACAGGGTTGCCATTAAAGCGAAGTTAAGCGAATTAGGGGCAGCAAGCGTTACTTTGCTCGCTAAGGAGAACTACCCGGCATTTATGGCCTTCTTAAACACCCTTAAATAATGGACGCGGTAGACCACGGAGCGCGGAAGCACGCCCTGCTTTCGGCTTCGTCTGCCTCCCGCTGGCTGGCCTGCACACCCAGTGCCCGGCTTGAAGATAAGTTCATGCAATCCAATAAGGAGAAGCCAAACGTATTTGCTGACGAGGGAACTCTGGCGCATGAGATAGCCGACTTAATTTTAAAGCGGTATGCTAAACAAATAACACCAAAAGTGTATGAAGCAGAAGCAGCAAAACTAAAGAAAAATCCGCTGTTCTATAAGGAAATGATGGGCGAGGTAGAGCAATATGTGGAGTTAGTTGTAGAAACCTACGGCGCAGCAAAACACGAAGACCCCGCAGCCCTATTATTTATCGAAGAACGTTTAGATTTTTCGCACCTGGTAGAGCAGGGCTTCGGTACGGGGGATGCCTGTATAATTTCTAACGGTGTGCTTGAGGTTATCGACCTGAAATTTGGTAAAGGTGTAAAAGTTGATGCCGACAATAACCCGCAGCTTATGCTATACGGTGCCGGGGCTTTAGCCGCCTACGATTTCCTTTACGACATTCACACGGTACGCCTTACAATTGTGCAGCCACGGCTTGACCACGTATCGACGTGGGATATAAGCGTACAGGACTTAGAAGCGTGGGGGCAGAAAGTGGTAAGGCCGCAAGCCGCTAAGGCGTACGCCGGTAAAGGTAAGCAGGTTGCAGGCGACCACTGCAAATTTTGCAAAGTAAAAGCGATGTGCGCTACACTTGCCAGCGTTAACGTGAAACTTGCACAGCACGAATTTAAAGACCCGCACTATTTAACCGACCAGCAGATAGTCGATGTATTCAAGCAAATACCTATGTTGGTAGACTGGGCTAACGCCGTGGGCGATCACCTTCTACAGCAAGCTCTACAAGGCAAAAAGGTACATGGCTATAAAGTTGTCGAGGGCAGGAGTAACAGGCGTTGGGTAGACGAAGAGCAAGTGGAAACCGTTTTAAAAGACCACAGTTTCTTAGAAGAGTCTGAATATACCGTTAAAAAACTTGCAGGCATACCAGCGATTGAGAAGCTATTAGGCAAAAAAGAATTTACTGAAACGCTGGGCAAGCTGGTAGAGCAGCCAACAGGTAAGCCTACGCTTGTACCTGATACGGATAAGCGGCCAGCGTTCGACAGAACAGCCGATGCAGTAAAGTATCTGCTCGACAATTCAGAAGATTAAAATTATTTTTATAAAAAAGTAAAAATAATTTTGGCTAATTAAAAATAAAATGTACATTTACAAAAATTAATAATAACAAAAAAGCAGTAAAAATGTTAAACAGTGTAACACGTGTAAAAACAGGAAAAGTAAGATTTAGTTATCCTAACTTATTTAAGGCAAGAGCCATGCAGGAGGGGCAGACCCCTAAGTTTACGGTATCTATTTTGATACCAAAAACAGACACAGTAACCCTGGACAAAGTAAAAGCCGCTATCGCAGCAGCTGAGGCAGCGGGGAAAGCCAAGTATGGCGCGGCCTTTAAGATTAAGCCAAAAGACCACCCGCTAAAGGATGGAGACGTTGAAAAAGGAGACGACCCGGTTTACAAAGGACAAATGTACCTTAGTGCAAAGTCCATAACTAAACCCGCCGTACTTGACGAGAACGGCCAGTCTATTATATCGGCAGACGATTTCTATGCCGGTTGCTATGGACGCTCTATTGTAGACTTCTACCCGTATAACGTAAATCTAAACGCTGGCGTAGCTACAGGCTTGCAGGCTGTTCAGTTTACAGAACACGGCGAAAGATTAGCCGGTGGGCTATCTGAGGAAGAGGCTGCCAACGTCTTTGCAGAAGACAGTGACGATATTTTGTAGTTAACCGCTTAGGGCGTGCGTATTTAAACGCCCTATTTTTATACTGGGGCGGTAGCTAATTGGTAAGTCGCATTTTGGCCAAATGAGGTGTAGGTTCGAGTCCTGCCCGCTCCACAAATTTTCAAACCATGAAACTTCACATCGACATTGAAACGTTTGCTTCTGAAATATTGACGGGGCAAAAAAGCGTTGGCGCCTATAAGTACTTCGAGTCACCCGACTTTGAGATATTAATGGTAGCCTATGCGTTTGACGACAACCCCGTAGAATTAGTAGACCTTGCAGCGGGTGAGGTATTGCCTGAGTTTTTTATCTACTCCCTAACCGACCCGCTGGTAGAGAAGTATGCCCATAACGCTAACTTCGAGCGTAACGCATTCAAGGCTTACGGCTATGAATCGGATATATCCGAATGGCGTTGTACGGCAATTAAATCGCTGTATTGCGGTTTGCCGCAATCCCTGGATATGGTAAGTAAAGCCCTAAAGCTGGAAGAGAAAGGAAAATTATCAACAGGTAAAGCCCTGATTCGATATTTTTCTGTACCTTGTAAGCCCTCAAAAGCTAACGGTATGCGCAGCAGGAACTTTTATTTTCACGATCCCGTAAAATGGGAAGAGTTTAAACGCTACTGTATTGCCGACGTTGAAGCCGAAAGGGAAATTTGCTCACGGCTTTCGCACTTTGAAATACCTGAGATTGAGCAAAAGGCGTATACCCTTGACCAGAAGATAAACGACCGCGGCGTGCGTATAGATACGCAACTGGCAAGCATAGCGGTAGCAACGGATAAACGATTTAGCGAAGAGCTAACGGTGCGCATAAAAGAATTGACCGGCCTAAAGAACCCAAAAAGCCCGGCGCAGTTAAAGAAGTGGTTAAGCGATGCAACAGGCACAAACATATCAAGCCTTACTAAAGCAGCAGTAAACGACCTACTTACTGAAACAACTGACGGGGCTGTTTTAGAGGTTCTACGGGCGCGGCAAATGCTTTCCAAAACGTCGATAAAGAAGTATTTGAAAATGATGGACTGCGTATGTGCAGACGGCAGGGCGCGAGGGCTATTCCAGTTTTACGGAGCAAACCGCACCGGCCGCTGGGCAGGCAGGTTAATACAGTTGCAGAACCTGGCACGTAACCACATGGCTAATTTAGACGAGGTACGAGCCATGCTGTCTTTAAATGAGCATAAAAAGTTTTTGTATTTAGTAGACAGCGTGCCGCAGGCACTATCAGAGCTTGTCCGTACGGCCTTAATACCTTCAGAGGGTAAGACCTTTGCCGTGTCGGATTTCAGCGCCATAGAAGCCCGGGTGTTGTCGTGGCTGGCTAATGAAAAGTGGCGGCTTGACGTGTTCAGCACGCATGGTAAAATATATGAAGCGTCTGCCGCAATGATGTTCAATATACCCCTTGAAAGTATTGGCAAAGGTTCAGAGTACAGGCAGCGGGGTAAAGTGGCAGAGCTTGCACTTGGCTACCAGGGCGGCAAGGGTGCCATGGCAACGATGGACACAGAAAAGAAAATACCGGTACATGAGTACCAAATGATTGTGGATAAGTGGCGCAAGGCAAACCCTGAGATAGTGAAGCTGTGGAAAAAGGTAAATGATTATGCAATCCATGCTTTAGAAAATCCCGGCAAACGTTTTAAGCTCGATAAATTAACATTCGAGTATTCGCAAAAGGCGTTACAAATCGGCCTACCTTCGGGGCGTAAACTATTTTACTGGGATGCTAAACTGGTACCCGGTAAATTCGGCGGCAGTTCTATAGCGTATATGGGTATGGAGCAAACTAAAAAGGTATGGGGGCGTATTGACACCTACGGCGGCAAGCTGGTAGAGAATATAGTACAGGCCATATCCCGTGATTTACTTTCTGAGTGTATGCTGCGGGTAGATGCCGGCGGTTTTCCTATCTGTATGCACATACATGATGAGATAGTTCCGGAAGTACCTGCCTGCGATGCAGAGGACAGTCTTAAAATTATTGAACAACTAATGTGTGAAGTGCCAAGCTGGGCAGCAGGGTTGCCGCTTAACGCAGACGGATATATAACAAATTTTTATAAAAAGGAATAATGAAACACGCTGTACACTTAGGCGACTGCCTCGATATAATGAAAAGCATACCGACTGGCAGCATAGATATGATACTTTGCGATTTGCCGTATGGTACTACCGCCTGTAACTGGGATAGTGTTATTCCCTTTGCGCCTTTATGGAAGCAGTATGGAAGAATTATAAAACCTAACGGCGCTATAGGGCTTACTGCAAATGAGCCTTTTGCCACTGTTTTGAGAATGAGTAATTTTAAAAATTATAGATATGACTGGATATGGAATAAAAAATTCGCCGGTTCTTTTGGTATAGCTAAATACCAACCTATGCGTATACATGAAAACGTGTGCGTATTTTATAAAAAAGCACCAACATATAACAGGCAAATGGTAAAGCGAGATAAGCCGATACATAAAGGCGGTAATGGAAACTCTGAAAGCGGGCAGTTAAATAAAAAGATTGAGGGCTTTAAAAAAAGTTATGACGAAAAATGCCCGGAAACTATATTAAATTTTAATGTGAGAGAAGGTCGAGGTCTACATCCAACCCAAAAACCTGTAGCGCTTTTCGAGTACCTGATTAAAACCTACACAAACGAAGGGGATACTGTTCTCGATAACTGCGCGGGCTCAGGTACTACTGGCGTAGCCTGTGAAAATACCGGCCGTAACTCTATACTTATAGAGAAGGAACAGAAGTATTACGATATCATTTTAAACCGCCTTTACCCTGATTTATTTTAAACCATGACAGATAAAATAAACATAGCAACCGGCTTGCGGTACAACTCGCCAAGCTGGAAAAATAAAAAGGTTACGTGGCCTGAACTTGTGCAAAGGTTAAGCGAAACTGTAAAGACTAACGAAACACTTAAAGAGTTTTTAGGCGCAACCCGGGAAGAGCAACTGCGTATTAAAGACGTAGGCGGTTTTGTGGGGGGCTACCTAAGAGGCGGTAAGCGTAAGCACGACACCGTTGTACACCGCCAACTGCTTACGCTCGATATAGATTTCGCGCATAAAGATTTTTGGGATGACTTTACATTAATGATGGACTGCGCCGCCGTGCTGCATGCCACGCATAAGCATTGCGAGGCTTCGCCCCGTTACCGCCTAATCATACCGCTTAACCGCGAATGTACGCCCGACGAATACGTGGCTGCAGGCCGTAAGGTTGCCGGGGATTTAGGTATTGACCTTTTCGACAACACTACGTTCGAGCCTAACCGCCTAATGTTTTGGCCTTCTACTCCTAAGGATATGGAGTACTACTTTAAAACGCAATCGGGCCCGGCTGTAGACGTTGATGAGGTACTTGCCACTTATGCCGACTGGAAGGACAGCAGCCTGTGGCCTACCTCGCAAACCAAGTTCGACCAGGTACGGGCGCATGCCGATAAGCAGGAAGACCCCGAAACTAAAAAAGGTATTGTAGGCGCATTCTGTAGGGCGTACACCATGACTGAGGCAATTACTAAATTCCTTACCGAAGAGTACGAACCTACCGACGTAGAGAATAGGTACACTTATACCAAAAGCACGACGGCGGCAGGGCTTATTGTATACGATGATAAGTTCGCCTTCTCGCACCACGGCACCGACCCGTGCAGTGGCAAGCTGTCAAACGCTTTCGACCTGGTACGCGTGCACCGCTTCGGGCATTTAGACGAAGGCGCCACCAGTGGGAAGGCTACTAAAAGCTACAAGGCTATGGACGACTTCGCCCGTGAGGACAAAGTGGTGCGTAAGCTAATAGCCTCCGATGCTATAAGCGAAGCACGTTACGACTTTAACGAGGACATGCCCGAAGACATAAGTGAAGCAGACCCCGAAGCGGAGGACATAACCTGGATGCAGGATTTAGAAATCGACGGTCGTAAAAATTACCTGTCAAGTGCCACAAACCTCAACTTAATATTTGCCAACGACCACCGGCTTAAAAAGCTGTTCAGATTAAACGACTTTGATAGTAAACGATATGTGTTTAATAACCTGCCGTGGCGTAAAGTGCCGAAGCCTGAGCCTGTACGCAATGTAGACTACTCCGGCATCCGGAACTACATCGAAAGTATCTACGGCATTACCGGAGCGCAAAAGATTGAGGACAGTATAAGCCTTGAGTTTGAAAAAAACCGCTTTCACCCGGTAGTAGACTACCTAAGGGGTTTAACATGGGACGGCGTGCAGCGTATCGATACGCTACTGATAAACCTGTTCGGGGCAGAAGATACCCGGTACACCCGTGAGGCTATGCGTAAATGGCTTGTAGGCGGTGTTGCACGTGTGATGCAGCCAGGCATTAAGTTCGAGCTTGTACTGGTATTGGTAGGCGCGCAGATACAAGGGGCGGGTAAAAGTTCGTTCCTGAAAGCGTTAGGCCGTCAATGGTTTAGTGATAGCTTCAGCACGCTACAGGGCAAAGAGTCTTTCGAGCAGTTGCAGGGCGCATGGATTATTGAAATGGCAGAACTTGCAGGGCTTAAGAACGCCGAAGTAGAAGGCATACGCCACTTCATATCTAAACAAGAGGACACGTTCAGGCCTGCATACGGCAGGACAACTGAAACCTATCCGCGCCAAAGTATATTCGGCGGCACCACAAACCGCCGTGACTTCCTGAAAGACCCAGTAGGCAACCGCCGCTTCATGCCTATAGACACCAAACCCGTGAAGCTGGTAGATAACCCCGAGTTGTGGCAGTTCATAAATGACGAGGCTACTATTAACCAGGTATGGGCAGAAGCCGTAACGCTGTACAAAGCCAAAGAGCCGCTATACCTTAGCCGCGAAGCGGAAGAGATTGCAGCCGTTGAGCAAATGAAGCACAGCGAAACAGACGAACGCAAGGGCATAATAGAGCAATACCTTAGCACTCCTGTATCTACTGACTGGGATACTAAAGACGAGTTAGAGCGAAGGGCTTATTTAGCTGACCCGCTTGTAAAAGGTACGGTAGTAAGGGAGTACGTTTGCACCGCTGAGATATGGTGTGAATGCTTAGGCAAAAAACGTGAAGACCTTGACCCGTACAAAAGTAGGGAACTGAATACGATAGTCAGAAATATAGAAGGCTGGGAGTTTATCAATTCAACACGTAACTTTAGCCTTTACGGCAAACAGAAATATTATCAACTTAAAAAATAAAAACCATGAAATCAAAAGACTTTCGCAAAGGCAACTTTGTAAAAAATAAGGAACTCGATATTTTTAAAGTTGGACACGTAGAACTTGAAGCGCGCCATATTTATGAAATGGCAGTTAAAGAGTCTGCGCAAGGTTATGCAGGTTATGTGGATAAATTTAAACGTATTCCGATAACAGAAAATTATCTAAAGGCTTTTGGTTTTGAAAAGCTTACAGATAAAAATACAGGATTTAAACAGTCGTCATATTCTTTAGATAACGGAGCCTTAATTGTTAATTTCGATAGCGGCGTACTTGAAGTAGATTTTTATAGGGGTTTAAATTATAGATACGTGCATCAGCTGCAAAATTTATACTATGCTTTAACGGGTAAAGAGCTTATGTATGACACTACAAAGCAAAATTAACTTTGAAACCCCCGAAGAGTATGAGCAGTACCTTAAGCGAGAAAGTCGTTTGGAATTCATTGAAACGTACCGTAGAGGACGAGCTTCACGGATGGCTTATAAAGCTGCCTACAATCCATATAACAGGATTGCCTGACGGCATGGCGCTGTTACCCTGCGGGGTAGTTGTCTTCGTGGAAACGAAGCGCAAAGGCAAAACGCCGACAAAGATACAAACTTTAGTACATAACAAATTGCGCCGGCTGGGCTTCCGTGTTGAAGTGGCAGACACCGCCGAGCAGATTAAAAATATATTTAAACCATGAGTCTATTTAAACATATAAAAGGAAAGGGTAAACCATTAAAGGTGGTAGCCATAAAACTTACTGACGAAGCTGATACTGAAGAATTAACACCTGGAAAAGAATACACCGTGACTGGGTACTTCGATAATTACTACTGTGAAGTATACGGCTGGGGTTGTGAAATTGACGGTAATACCGGAAAAAGCGAAAAGCTTATAAACGAGAAAAATGATTTTGAAGTGGTAGGCGGCAGCTGGGTAGTAACCGAAAGAGCACCGGAGTAATGAACGAGTCAAACCTGCACGGCTACCAGCATACTGCTGTAAGCCACATAATGGAAAATACGCACGGGGCGCTGCTGCTCGAAATGGGCTTAGGCAAAACCGTGTCGACCCTTACCGCTATCAACAAACTAATTTATGAAGAGCTGGAAATAAACGCCGTGCTTATCATAGCCCCTAAGCGGGTAGCTGAAAGTGTGTGGAGTGCTGAGATAGGCAAGTGGGAACACCTGAAGCACCTTCGTATATCAAAGATATTAGGCACCGAAAAGCAGCGCAAGGCTGCCCTGCGGCAACCGGCAGACGTGTACACCATAGGCCGGGATAACGTGGCGTGGCTGTGCTCGCAGTTTGGAGGCACCCGCACCCCGTTTGATATGCTTGTCATTGACGAACTATCTAGTTTCAAAAACCCGCAGTCGGTACGCTTCAAAGCATTAAAGGCGGTACAGCCCTCGTTTAGCCGTGTTGTCGGCCTTACCGGTACACCTGCGCCCAATGGCCTTATCGACCTGTGGAGCCAAATATATCTACTCGACCGGGGGGCAAGACTGGGCAAGTTTATCACTACCTACCGCGAAACGTACTTTAGGCCGGATAAACGTAACGGCTCGATAACCTACAGCTATAAACTTGAAGAGTCGGGGGAGCAGCAGATATATGATAAGATAGGCGACATTTGTATGAGCATGAAAGCTAAAGACTATTTGGATTTACCCGAGCGTATCAACAATATTGTGCGTATTGATATGCCGCCCGACTTGCAAAAGCAATACAACGACTTTGAAAAGGAACAGGTTATGAACCTGGTAAGTGCTGAGGGCGATGATAAAGAAATATCTGCCCTGAATGCGGCTGCCTTATCGAACAAGCTGCTACAGTTTGCCAATGGCGCTATGTACGATGAGAACAAGGTTTACCACGAGGTACACGATTTAAAGCTGCTGGCTTTAGAAGAACTTATCGAAGCGGCTAACGGCCACCCGGTGCTTATTGCGTGGACGTACAGGCATGACCGCGACAGGATGCTGGAGAAGCTAAAGAAGTACAAGCCGCAGGAACTTAAAACGGATCAGGATATAAACGACTGGAACGCCGGCAAGATACAAGTTATGATGATGCACCCGGCTTCAGGAGGCCATGGCCTTAACTTGCAGGCAGGCGGTAATATAATCGTATGGTTCGGGCAGACGTGGAGTTTAGAACTTGAGCAGCAATTCAATGCAAGGCTTGACCGCCAGGGGCAGAAAAATGCCGTTGTAGTGAACAAGCTGGCAGTCGTTGGCACTATGGATGAAGACGTGCTGAAAGCGCAGGAGACGAAAGGTAATAACCAAAACAGACTTATGGATGCCGTCAAGGCTAAAATTAATAAATATCTAAAATAAAAACCATGAAATATATGGGTAGTAAGGCAAGGATTGCAAAGCATATCCTGCCGATAATTCTAAAGGATAGAAAGCCGGGGCAGTACTACGTCGAGCCTTTTGTGGGCGGAGCAAATCTTATAGATAAAGTAGACGGTAACCGCATAGGTGCAGATATAAACGAGTACCTTATCGCGCTTTTACAGGCGTTAGCTTCGGGGTGGGTTCCCTCACATATTTCTGAATCTGAGTATAAAGAAGTACGAGATATAAAGGGCTTATACGATTTGCACGAGATAGGTTTTGCAGGCTTGGTTTGTACATATAGCGCTAAATTTTTTGGGGGTTATGCGCAGCCTAAAAACGGGCGTAACTATGTAGACGAAGGCATAAGAAACTGTTTAGCCCAGGCCCCTTTTTTAAAGGGTGTAAAGTTTGTATGCTCGGCGTATTCATTTTTAGAAATACCCGATAGCAGTATAGTATATTGCGACCCGCCTTACGAAGGTACTACCGGGTATAAAACCGGAGCTTTCAACCATGCCGCTTTTTGGCAATGGTGCAGAGATAAAAGCCTGCAAGGGCATTCTGTTTTTATATCAGAATACAACGCCCCCGAAGATTTCACGGTGATATGGCAGGGCGAGATAAACATGACCCTAGCACAGGGCAAAGGCAAAAAAGCACTTGAGAAATTATTTGTATATACAGGCGACTTATTATAGTTATGTTCAAAATAGCCAGGCACAAAAGTAAAGAACTTTGCCCCGCGTACCGGTGCCGTAATGCGCGGGGTAATAAGAAGAGGTTTTGCCCGAGACACCACCATATGCACCAGGCAGAAACGAACCCGCTGGGCTACACGTACAGCCGGCTGAAGCAGAACGCTAAAAGGCGGCGTAAGACGTTTACTTTAACCCTTGAGCAGTTCGGACAGTTCTGCACCGAAACGAATTATTTAGAACTAAAAGGCAAACAGGGCAGCAACCTGAGCATTGACCGAATTAATAACGGTAAAGGTTACGAAGTAGGTAATTTACAAGTACTTACGTTATCTGCCAACTCCCGTAAAGGCTGCGGTTATTGCCCATTTTAAAAATTAGTTTTAATTTTTTTAAAAAATAGTTTTGTAATTTAAAAAATTGCTTTATATTTGTCAAACAATTAAAGCAATAGAAATTATGTATACGACGCAACAGCAAGAGGTAATTAATGGGTTTATAATAAATTCAGTATTAATATCGCCGGTAGAAAAAATGCTATCGCAATTAGAAAATAAAGAATTTAGAGATTGTGATATTAAATGGCTTGATAGTAAGTTTAAATCTTTCACTGATTTAGCAGCTGAGACTTTAGGTATTAAACCTCCTGCTATTTCTAAGCCTGAAGATTTTAAATTTTTTAACCCATATGTACAAAACTATTATACTGAAAGATTTAAAATACTTTTAGACTACTTCAAAAAATTCTAACTATCACGGGCGGTTAACGCCGCCCCTAAAATCTAAATAAAAACCATGGAAACACTTATCAAAGCATTTCTTATAACCGCTTTCGCCGGCCTGATAATAGGTGTAGCGGTTATCCCGCCCAGGTTCGTAGTAGTGAACAGCGCCGGGTACTTCAACCCCTTTAAGAAAAGGGTGTTTGACTTCAAAATAGTAAAGGAGGGGGCGCTTTACTATATTTATTTTACAGGTGATAACTGGCTTTCGCAGGTACGTTACACCCGATTTAGTATTAGCGCTAAAGGCTGTAGTACTTCAGGCTTCATAAGTGAAACAGGGGCGCGCCGGGAAGCCTTGCAGTTCGATAATATCAGGTCAGTACTTAAAGACCTTGACCGCATAGAGAATAGAGTAATCCAATTAAATAGTAAGAAATAATGAAAGTAGATAAAGAGAATATAGTAAAAGGTGTGGTTACCATTTTTGATGAAACGACTATAGAAATAGATGGGGCCCGAATTGCTTCGACGACAGGCGCACATAAAATTTCAATAGAAGCAGACAGAGCACACGCCCAATTATTTGCCGATGCACTGGAAGCGCTCAACCGTACAGGGCTAACGCCGAGTGAGCTTGCGGATAGTCGGGATAAGCATAAAGCTAAGGCTTTGCAAATGGCGTATACTTCGGAGATTAAAGAGGCTGACGGCTTTGTGCTGCCTGCGAAATGGCGAGTTGAGCTAAAACCAAAAACAGTTAAAGCGCTAAGGGCTTTTGCGGAGGAATACAATTTAACTTTATTGCGACCGCCGTACTCCCATACTAAGTGGCTATACAACATTAGCGATATTGTCGAACCTGGCGATTTTGATTTTGATTTTGAAGCTTACGAGCCTATTACCTTCGAGCAGTTCAAGCAGCACGTGCTTAAGCAGGAGCCGGAAGTTAAAGAGCAGCCTGCTGAATTTGTGAAGGGGCAGTGGTATATAAGTCAAAATCTGCGCTACCTTTTTGAGTTTAGTGGCGAATATGATATAAGAAATTACCCTAAAGGTAACGGCTATGATGAAACTACTTTTATAACAGAGGACACTTTTGGCTGGGATACTATGCACGACTTCAGGCCTGCTACTCCTGAAGAGGTACGACTCCGTACGGGTATGTGGGAAGTAAAAGAAATACCGGCTCCGATATTATCTGAACAAGAGCAACGCTTTGAAGCGGTGGTAGCGGCAAGGCTGGAAGCTATACGGGAGCTGATACTGGTAAAGGGCAGGGAGTACCGACGTAACGGTGATGTATTCCATAACTTCAACGCCGGGGGTAAGATGTTAGGCTGTACACCTGAGCGTGCGCTGCTGGGCTTTGCTGCAAAACATTTCGTGTCTGTAGTTGACATGGTGAACGACCTTGACAGTGGTAAAGTACCTGCTGAGGCGGTTGTGAATGAGAAGCTGGGCGACGCTATGGTGTACCTGGTATTGCTTGAGGGCCTGTTTAAAGAACGATTAAATACTTTATAAGTTATGATACAAATTGAAAATGCAGTTAAACGCTTTGGTAAATTAATACTTACCGAGTTGAAAGAAGAAAATATTAATTGTTGGGTAGCAGGTGGCGCGGTGCGTGACTATTTCTTAGGGCTGCCCGTTACGTCGGATATAGATTTATTTTTCCCCGACGAAAGGAATTATAATTTAGCAGTGAGCTATTTTGACGAGGCAGGGGCTAAAACCATTTGGGAAAGCGACAACGGTATGAAGGTAGAACTCGACGGTAAAACCTTTGACCTTGTTAAGAAATTCTTTTTAAGCCCACAGGCAACTATAGAGGCTTTCGACTTTACCGTTTCAATGTTTGCCGTAGATTTAAAAACCGTTTACACTGCGCCGACTTCGTTTATTGACCTTGCAAAAAAGCAGCTTATGGTTAATAAAATTACGTTCCCAGCATCCTCTATGAGCCGGGCATTCAAATACCACAGGAAAGGATTTTGGATTTGCCAAGGCGAGCAGCGTAAACTTATAGAGGCTGTGCAGGCCATGCCGAAAATAGTAAACGATTTGCCGATAGCCGACGCAGATGGCGAAGTAAGTGGAGATAATCTTTTTAGGGGTATAGACTAATGAAAGCAAACTATAAAGGCAGCGAAGTTGATGTTATCCGCTTCAACTTCGCATCGAAAATGGCAGATATAGATTTAAAAGGCACTGATACTACGGTGCCTTTTTTATCACTTACGGATATAAAAGCAGAACATGGCGAACCGTTTTATCCAGTACCACCCAAGCCTAAAACGACCCGTAAAAAGGCGGTAAAATACGTTTGGGCGCAGGATAAAATGACGGCGGTCTACTACGAAATTGTATCGATTAACCTACGTAAAAGAACGGTAAGATTGCAGATACCGTGGATATCTAAGACTAATAAATTTCATACTCACGGCCCTTGCCAGGTGGTAAGACCCCTCAACGAGGTGCTTTTTTTAAGCAGAAATACCAAGCCGAGTGTTAAAATTGAAAAAAAATACGGTGTTTCAAGTACGGAAAAACTTACAAGAATAGTATTAGCCGGGTACGCCGTCCACTTTTCAGGGCTGCAAATCATAGCTAAAAACAGCCTGCCGGAAAAAAAAGGAACTTTAACAGTGGTGTACCAAAGAATTTTCGGTAAACGTACGTAAACGTATATCGTTTACGCTGCAACCCCTGCAAACACTGGGCATTCCATGCCTGTAAACCATGTAAACGATAAAAAGCCCAAACTTTTGAAAACAGTGTTTTGCCAAAAAACGTAAACCATGTAAACCATGTAAACGTACTATGGTTTACCGGGAAACCCCTGTAAACACTGGGCTTAACGCCAAAATAAACCATGTAAACCATACTATTACTAAAAGATTATATATAGTAATAATAGGGAATATATACACATAAATGTACCTGTAAAACGCGTAAAACGCCTATACGCCTTATAAGAGTTTTATGGTTTATGGTTTACAATTGGTCAAAAAACGGCCTTAACGTTTTGATTTGCAGTGTGTTAAACGAGAAACGTACTCTTTTTTTATGGTTTACGCTTTGTTTCGTTGTGAAGCAATGAAAATATTTTTTGTAGTTTGGAATTTATTCGTATGTTTGTGGCAAAGATTTAAACCATGGCAGTTAAAAAACCAGGAACATTGAAACCCATAGGCAGGCCGAAAGCGATAGCCTCCCCGGATAACATGCTTGAGCTTTTTTACGAATACCGAACCGAAGTTAAGTCGAAACCATTTTTGGTAAAGGACTGGGTGGGCAAAGATGCCGAGCCGGTTTATCGGGAAAAAGAAAAACCCCTGACACTTGAGGGTTTTGAGAATTACCTTTTCGAGAAAAAGATTATAAGCGATATAAGCGATTACTTTGAGAACAAAGATAACAGATACGCGGATTTTGTCCCCGTCTGCCGCGCTGTGAAACGCTTTATCCGCCAAGACCAAATCGAGGGCGGCATGGCCATGATTTACAACCCGAGCGTAACGCAGCGCCTCAACAACCTGAAAGAGCAAACCGATGTAACTACCGGCGGCGAAAAAATAAACGTGATAGCGTTAGGCAATGGGTCTATTTCCGAAACAGAATAACGCCGTCTATTACCTGAAAGACCGCGTTACCCAGGAGGTGGTTTACGGCGGCGCAGCAGGTGGGGGCAAGTCAGCGTTGGGCTGCTTATGGCTTATAGAGCAGTGCCAGGCGTACCCCGGAACCCGTTGGCTAATGGGACGTAGCAAGCTGAAAACTTTGCGTGAGACAACGCTTAACACTTTTTTCGAGCAGTGCGCTAAATACGGTATCTCTAACCAGTTTAAATACAATGGCGAGACGCACACCGTTAACTGGAACAATGGCAGCCAAATAATCTTAAAAGATTTATACTTTTACCCTACCGACCCGAATTTTGATAGCTTAGGCTCCCTTGAAATCACAGGGGCGTTTATAGACGAATGCAATCAAATCACTTTTAAGGCATGGCAGACGGTAAAAAGCCGTATAAGGTACAAGCTCGAGCAATACGGCCTTACGCCTAAAATGTTAGGCACGTGTAACCCGGCAAAGAACTGGGTATATTCGGAGTTCTATAAACCGAGCAGGGAGAAGCTACTGGGGAAGCCCAACGAGGAACACCCGAATTGGCAGTGCAGCGCGTTTGTGCAGGCGCTGCCAACTGACAACCCCCACTTACCGGATAGTTATTTGCAAATACTCCGTAATTTGGAACGTAACAGCCGTGAGCGCCTTTACTTCGGCAACTGGGAATACGACGACGACCCGGCAACACTTATCGATCATGACAGCATAAGCGATTACTTTGTGCAGTCGATAGCTGATTGCCATGTAAGGCCCGAAGGCCAAAAGTACATGACTATCGACGTGGCACGTAAAGGCAAAGATAAAACTGTGATACGCGTATGGCATGGTTGGGTAGTTATACACCGCTTTGCCCTTGCCGTGTCAACTATTCCGGAAACGATCGCAGCAGCGCGCAAGCTGGCAACCGCTAACGGTGTACCGCTGGGTAACATTATCGCAGACGAAGACGGCGTAGGTGGTGGCGTGGTAGATGGCCTGCGATGCAAAGGCTTTGTGAATAACAGCAGCCCGCTTGAAATGCTGGAAGGCACCGTTTACGTTAAGCCTAACTATGACAATCTTAAAAGCCAATGCAGTATTAAAATGGCTGAGCTAATCGCGGATAAGCTGGCCGCTGAAGTCTGCGAAGACAGCGAGGTACAGCGCATCACGTCCGAAGAGATGGAGCAGGTAAAGCTGAAAGATATTGACAAAGACGGTAAGCAGGGCGTTATTCCGAAGGATAAAGTTAAAGAGCATATAGGCCGCAGCCCTGACGAGTGGGATAGCATTATGATGCGTTACTGGTTTGCTTTGCGTAAAAACTACACTGCTAAAGTGCGGGTAGGAAACAGGTAATTAAAAATAATTTTTACTTTTTTGCAAAAATAGTTTTGTAGTTTGAAATATTGGTGTATATTTGTACTCAGATAACAATAATTAAAATTAAAAAAACCATGGCTCCAGTAAAAATTGAAACTCAAAAAGTAATTTGCTTCCACGAAACATTCTATATGATAGGCACAAACAAAGAAGCTGTATCAAGAGGTGTAGAAGCTGAGGGCGTTCACAAAAGAACTTACGAGCAAGTTAAATCAACAAAAAAAGATATGGTTGCAGAGAATGAAGAAATAATGTGCTTCCCAGTAATTGAGCCTTATGCAGTATAAAGTAATACACAAAAAACCCGCTCCCGGAGAAACTTACCGGGACGGGTACTTTTTAGGTTATTACATAGTGACTTTAAAAGGAAAACCGGTTACAGGTAAAAAGCATTGGCTTAAAAGCTTTGCTATGGATGAAGCTACTGATTTACATTTTGCTTCGTTTTGAAAAGCCCAACCCTTAAACAATATTACGAGAAACCTACAGCCCTTTACACGGGGCTGTTTTCTGCTTTAAAACCCAAGAACGGATTTGCAGGGCAAATGCTCAACGTAAACGCTATGCCCTATATCAATACCCGGCATTGCTTAAAACTATTGCAGCAGCAAAGCCTTGAGGCTGCATTCGAGTTATTCGAGGTGTGTTTTGGCGTTGAGCAGGAAAGTATTTGGAACGCAACCGCTTTAGAATATTTTACAGCTAAAGCATTTATTATTCAGGAATTTACTATCTTAGCCGAGCAGGAACAAAAGATATTTGCAGGCAAGGCAGAAGACGAGGACCTGTGGAAAAGGGCAGGAGCAGACAGGTTAAAACCTATGAGCGATATATTACCGCTGGTAAACCTGGGTAAGCTGTTTAGCGCTTATCCTTTTGACCTCGGCCGCAAGCCATACGGGGAAGTACTTAACCTGCTGGTAGCCGTTAAAACACAAAATGAAGTAGAGCAGGATTTTTATAAACTTAAAAACAGTTAAACCATGAGAGATTTAAAAACGGCATTCGATGCTATTGCAAACACTAATGAAAAACTTTGGGACTCCCGCCTGTTTATTGATAAGGCTTTAAAAAATGAAACTGAGCATACTTTAGGCATTATAGCTAAAGCTTTAGCAGGGCGGTATAAAATAGTTTTTAATAGCCAAGATGCCCCTTACGAAAAAACAGAAGATATATGCGGAGATAACAGCGCTTGGGTAAAAGTAACAACTAAGCATAAGTTAATGGTTAATATGCGCGATGAAGATAGCGGGTATGTTTTTTATGGTAACAACAAAATAGAAATATTTGTACAAATAATTAATTTTTGGGCAGGTAGGTGTTCTATATTCCCGTGTGCCGGCGCGCAGATAAAAACAGTTGAAAGAGAATAATGCAAGACATAGTAAGAATATTGCAGGACATTGCCGAGGCTAACAGCCTTGAATACCACTACGGTAAAAAAGCTGCTTTGAATATACTTGATGGTACGCTAGATGCCGATAAAATTTATATGCTGCATGAGTATACCAACCGCAAAAGTGAGTACAATCAAACCGGTACAGCGATAACCGCCGTAACGTATGAGGGTAAATTCTTTTTGGTTAAGCATAGCAACCTGGATGCGCCGCACTTCAACGAGAACGGCAACGTATCACAAAGCAAATATGTTTTGAATATTGAGCCGTTGCTCGAAACGTTTGCAGCTATAGGCGACGGACTGGCCTGCGATAGCATCGCAGTATCGCAATGGGATTGCGTCGACATAACCGACGCGCTCGATGCTAATTTTGACGGTCTGCTGATTAGCTACCGGATTAAAGTAGATAACCAATAATGCAAACCGCTGACGAAATATTATTTGACAGCTTCGAGGATTTACGTCTAAAGCTAATTGAGGCATACGATGCTAAGGGCATGCGTTCAAGCGGTAAATGGGCTGACAGCCTCGAAACGGTTGTAACTGAGAAAATGAATGGTGGCTACCACGCCGCGGTATTAGGCCTCGAGTATTCGCAACAACTTGAAACAGGAAGGCGACCAGGTAAACAACCGCCGAGCAGTGTAATTATGCAGTGGCTAATTGATAAGGGTATAGCAGCACGCCTGCAAGGTGAAATAAGTATAAGCAGTTTAGCGTTCCTCATTGCCCGTAAGATTGGCAGGCAGGGCTGGAAGCGTGAAGAGTACGGCGGCGTGGAGCTTATAAGCGAAGTGGTAACCGCTGAGGCAATACAAAAAATAATAGACTCGGTAAGCGCGGCATACCTGCCAACCCTTACCAGCGATATAGTACGACACTTAAAAACGGCAGCAGCATAATGGCAATAACTTTTATAGACGCACTAAGCCCCAACGTAATACGATGGGTGTACAATAACCAGGTATTCCGCTTTTACGAAGACAGCGGCACGCCTGCTAAATACTGCGACGTTACGAATGCAGGTTTTACCGTGCGGCTATACCCTGCGCCCGACGGTTCGTTTTACATAAACCTTAAGCCGTACTTAGCGGCTTACGCCAATACGGAAAACTTTGAAGACAACGTAGTGCCCGACCTCGATATTGAAGAGGCCGACAGCTTTGTCTATAATGGCGCGCCAGGGTTCTACAATTCGGAAACTTATTCGTTTACAGTTACTTTAGAAGACGATACGGCCGAGGGCTTCCCGGCTACCTTTACGTTCCTTACCGGTGCGCAGCAGATAGGCCAGTACAAGGCGCTGGATAAATCAGAGATGCATGTGCTTACACCGCTATCGGGCTTAGCCACGAATACCAATTATGTAAAGTACTGGGAGGGATACCCGTTTGACCTACCGGTGTATACACCCGAAGACAATATTTTTATCTACAACAATACGAACCTGCTTTCGGCGGCGTTCGCTACAAACAATTATTACTTATGCCGCCTGTTCTTTAGCGACGGACGCACAGACGAAACGATTGAAGAGTTCCTGCCGCTGATCATGGGGCAGAACCAGCTTACTATAAATCACTTTGAACTGGGGGAGGTTACCGATAAATTTCTGACCGTTGAGAAAGTGCCGTACCGTTGCGGGGTTTATTTTAAATTCCTTAACCAGTCGGCAGGCTTCAGCTATTGGCTGTTTGAAGACACGGCAGCTATTGATCGCAGCACTAAATCACTGGGCGACCTGTACAATGATTTCGATAATATCCAAACTACAAGAGCCAGGAGCTTAAACATTGGGCAGGCCGTACAGGACACGATACGCGTAGTAACCGAGATACTTACCGAGCAGGAGGCCGCTATCGTTAGGCAAATACTTGACAGCCCTAAGATTTATATGTTTACCGGCGCACCGTTTAGCCGCAATGGCAAATACGACTGGCAGGAGGTTACGCTCAGGACCACATCGGCTCGGGTGAAAGAGTACAAAAATAATAAATCGGTTTTCGCCCTTGACTTTGATTTGCCGCAACGTGATACCGTTACCCTATAAAATAATTTTTACTTTTTTGCAAAAATAGTTTGGTAGTTTAAAACATCGGCGTATATTTGTACTCAGATAACAACAATTAAAATATCAAAAACCATGAATACTTTATCAAAACTACAGCAAACTAAATTATTAGGCCTTTATGCAGATTACAGTATGGGCCTAATAGACACAGCAGAGTATTTACACGCTCAGGATTTGGTAATAAGTTCTAAAATCCTAAAGCATACAGGCCTTAATAAAATTCTTAATTAAGCATGGCGACAACTTACGGACAGTTACGGGAAAACAATGGGGAAAAATTAACCCTCAAAGAATTTCATTCTGAAGTGGCTAAACGAATGAAACAATATGTTTTTATAAAACTAACAATTAGGCATGAAAAATTAGCGACTAAATTATATAAGCAAGGCTACACTATAGCTGACACTGTAGGAATGCTAATATTAAATACTTAAGCAGATATACGCTTTGTAAGATGATACTATACATAAACGGCGTTAAGGCCGAGCTTGCCGAAGGCACCGTAATAGCCCAGACTAAACAGGTTAATAACCTTGCGTCGATTGATACGCGGCAGGCTAATTTTACGAATACGTTCAAACTCCCTAAGACGGCAACCAATACCCGTATTATGGAGTACATGGCTATTCCGGGTAATACTACGCTTATACCTTACAATAAAATACTTGCAAGCCTGTACGCTGAAAGCGGCGAGTGCTTTATTTATAATGGCCGGGCCATAGTTACCGATGCCGGCGACACTTACGACGTGGCCCTGGTAGACGGCATTGTTGATTTGTACAAGGCCATAGAGAACAAAGCATTATCCGATTTGGATTTAACGGGCATAGGCCACAGCAAAGACGTAGCTACAGTAGTAGCCAGCTTTACCGCAGAGCTGCCCTACCTTTATATTTTAGCAGATTACAACGGCAACCCCGGCGACACTACACCCGAAACAGGGACGCCCCATGTTAATATCGATTACCTGGTGCCGAGTGTTAAAGTGTCATGGTTATGGGATTTGATAATGACAACCTTTGCCGTTACCTATTCCGGGGCCATATTCAACACCTTCAACTTTCAAAACCTTTGGCTTACATTTCCGAAGGGCTTAGGCACTACGGGCGAAAATGACCACCCGGTATTCCATAGCGACGACTACGATTTTCAAAGCCCCAACGTTAACGGGTATTACTATGCTAAGGTAAACCTTGCAGACCTGAACGAGCTCAATGCTATAATAGAGAACCGGCATTTAAAAGTAGCTGACACGGCTACGTACCGGTTTGAGATAACCGGTACTCTGTTTGGTTCGCGCGTACAGGGCAGCGTACAGCCGCAACCCGCGCAAATCCGTATCGTGAAAAACAGTGAAGGCTTAGACCCTTTGGTAGCGTGGAACAACGGCGTATTAACGCAAAGTAACTACTACGTATTTGGCTCCGATGCTGACAGTTTGGCATACGGTGTTGAGTTTGAACTGACATCCGCCCCGTTCCAGCTTAACGAGCTTGAAAGTGTGGCGGTAGTTATTACAAGAGGCGTAGGCGAAACAGGCAGTTACATACTCAACCCGGCAGACGACAACGAACTCGAGGTTACACTTGTGCGCGTTGACCCGAATATAATTGACTTTACCCAGGCTTTTACCGATTTCAGTATAAAGGACTTCATTAATGAAATAGTGCAGCGCTTTGGGCTTACGCTGTTCAAAGATAAGTACAGCAAAAATTATGCGTTCCTTACGTTGCAGGAGGTATTGCAAAACACTAACGTTGTGGACTGGTCGAAAAAATACCACGGTAAAGACAATGAGGCTTATGCCTTTGGCAGTTATGCGCAGCGTAACTTTATGCGCTACACCTATAACGACAAAGAGGCAAGCCACAATGACGCGTTTATAGCAGTGGAAAATGTAAACCTTACTGACACCCGCGATGTACTACAAAGTAAAATATACAGCCCCGAGCGCCAGCGTACCACGTACATAGGGCAGGAGGGCAACGTTTACAAACTTTGGGATAAAGAAGTAAAAGAAGATGATACGATAAATTATAAGCAGCTGGATAAGCGGTACTACCTTATGCGTGCTGACCCTGTAACCGATACGCCGATAAGCGTGTACTCCGAAGCACTGGGAACTTCTGACGACGTTACAGCGTTCTACCGCGAAAGTTTTTTCGGCCTTAGCTTTACCGATATTAAGGCGGCGTACTATAACCCGCTTGCGGCAATACTTGACCGCACGCAAATCGTTACGGCCTACCTGTGGTTAACTGATGCAGACGTGGTGCCGTTCGACTTTAAAAGCCTTATCTATATCGAGCAGCTTTCAAATTACTATTTGGTAAATGCGATACAAAACTACGTGCCGGGCAAAGTAACTAAAGTTGAATTGGTGCGGGTGCTATATTCAGATACGCCCGTACTGGCGAACGCTATAAACCTGGTAGGCGTTGCGAAGTTTGCAGGGCAGGATGCTATCGCGGTAACCTTTACAAAAGATTACGACGGCGGTACGTTGACGCTCGAGCGATCACTGGATAACCTTACCTGGTCAACTGTAGCCGATGCCGACCTCGGTACGGTGTGGGGGCTTGCACTTGTAACGCCATACATAGGCACCGGCCTAAACTATTTCAGGATAAACGACACCGCAAATACAGTAATCTCAAACAGTCAATCCTTACTACTATGATAGAGCAATTGCGAAGGGCTACGCCTTTTATACATTTCGGGTTTGGCGTGTTAGAGATACCCGACATTGACGCGGGTACGGTCGTGGACGTGTGGCAGGACACGATTTATAATAATGCCTTTTACACTGTCACCGTTTACGCCCCCGACGCTGTCGTGCTATCGGCAGAAGTAGGGCATGTGCAATTGCAGTTCCCCGCTTCGGGGGTTACTACGATTAAAATAATAATCGAGAATACTGCCGGCACCCTAAATTTAGAAAGTAATACGCTACCTTTGGGCGTAAAATAATAACGATATGGCTGAGAAAATAGAAATTGCCGCGCTCGACATTGACGCAAGCCTGCTTATCCAATCCACTGCGGCGGTAGGTAAACAAATTACAGACCTGCGCGCTAAAATGAAAATGCTGCGTGACGAGGGTAAGCAAAATACCGTAGAGTATACCGTCATGAGCGCCCAGGTAAAGAACCTATCAAAAGATTACAACCAGCTCAATGGCGCGGTACAAAGCCGCATTACTACTGATGGTAAACTGCTTTCGGTGGAGCAAGCAATGGAGAAAGCTCTTAAAAGCCAAAATGTAACCACTAAGGGCGCGGTAGACAATAATAAAGAACTTAGGCAGATACGTCAAAACCTTGACGCTACAACCGTGTCGGGTGCCGCCGCCATAGCTAAACTCAACGCAAAAATAAATGAAAATACCCAGTTCATAAAAGAAAACGGCGACGCTAACGAGCAGCGCATAGCCGGGATTGGTCAGTACAAAGAACAAATATTGCAGGCTTATGCTGAGATACAAAAGGAGAAAACCGCTTTGCAAGCGCTCAATAAAGAACTTGAGGTAAGCAAGGAAACGCTCGACGAAAATTCAGACGCGTGGAAAGTTATAAACGTACAAATCAATCAAAATAATATACAGATAAACAACCTCAACGACCAAATGGCGAAGTCGAAGGGGGAGTTTACCGACTTTAATGACGTGCTGAGCCTGGCTAACGGCGGCCTTTCCGGCTTTAAGGAACGTGCGGAAGCGGCTGGCGGCACAGGCCCGCTACTCGGTAATGCCTTCAAAGCTATGACTACGGGGCTTTGGGGCATGGTTAAGGCCGGACTTGCTTTCATAGCTACGCCTTTAGGGCTTGCGCTTACCGCAATAGCTGTAGTTATCGCTTTAGTAGTAGGAGCTTTTAAGTTTATGGTGGCCTCTATGAACAGTACCGAAGAGGGCAGCGACAAACTTGCAAAAGCAATGGCGTATGTTACCGGCCTGCTTAACGGCTTTTGGAAAATAATAAAACCACTGGGCGAGTTTTTGGGTAAAGTATTTATCGCCTACCTGGAAGCGGTAGGCACCGCCCTTGACGAGTTAACCGAGGGTATTGCTAAAGCACTGGACTTTTTAGGATTTACCGAGGCGGCTGCAGACCTGCGAGGCTTCAAAGAAGAGCTTAAAGCGTCAGCCCAAGCTGCCGCCGAACTTGCCGCTGCCGAGGCAGAATTGCAAAAGATGCAGCGTGAGGGTAAAAAAATACAACTTGACTACCAAAAACAAGCCGAGAAATTAAGGCAGCTGCGCGACGACGAAAGCAAGTCTATACCGGAGCGAATGAGGGCTAACGAGCAACTGGGCGCAGTACTGAAGGAACAGGCAAAAGCTGAGCTGGAAATAGCTAACCAGGCGCTACGTGTTGCTGACTTGCGCATTAAGTCCGAGGGCGAAACTACTGAGGCGCTGGATAAACGCGCTGAAGCCCTTACCAATATAGCCGACATACAAGAGCGTATTACGGGGCAGGAGTCCGAGCAGCTGGCAAATCTGAACAGCCTACGCAAAGAGGCCTACGACAAAGAACGGGAGCGCCAACAGGGCATACGGGATGCGAGGCAGAAAACTCTTGACGACCTTATTGAAAAGCTGGAACTTGAAAAGGAAATATATGCGCAGGCCAGCGAGGGCAGGCTGCTTACCTACGATAAAGAAATTGAGAAAGCCGATGAACTTTATAACAGGCAACTTGAAATTATACAAAAGCAAAAAGCGGCTAACGATGCCGCAGCTCAAAATGATTACGCGGCCAGTAAAAAGACCGGCGCGGATAAGGCGGCGCTGCAAAGGCGTTTAGGTATTAACGAATTGGAATTAACCGCCTCTAAAAATGCGGCGCTGATAGAACTGGAAGCCGCTAAGCGCGAAGCGATAACCGCCGAAGCGGATTTGGAACTTGAACATCAAAAGACTTTAGCCAAAACAAGGCTCGACGGCAACGCCTTCCTGACTGACGAACTTGTACAGCAGGAAAAAGACAGGCTTGATAAACTTACACAACTTGAGGTTGAGAATTTAGGGCTTAAATACAATAACGGGCTTATTGCTGAGCGGGAATACTTAGACGCGGTTAATGCCCTGTATGTGGATAACGATAAGAAGCAGGCCGAGCTCGACGTGCAACGCAGACAGGCAGAACAAGACCAGCAGCTGCTCGACCTTGAGAACCAAAAAACGCAACGCTCTGCGGATTTTGAGGAGAACATGAAAATTGAGCAGCTGCAAGCGGATATAAGGCGCGAGCAGGAAATAGCCAACGCCAAAAAGACGGGTGCCGATGTAAGTTTAATAGAAGATAAATTTGCAAAGGACAGGGAAGACCGTGAGAAAGCAGTACAGACTTATAAAATGGAGCTTAGGGCGCAGGCCCTGGGCAACCTCGCAACTATATTCGGGCAGGAAACTACAGCCGGTAAACTCTTTGCCGCAGCGCAGGCCACTATCGACACCTACGTAGCCGCAAATAAAGCGTTAGCAGCATACCCTCCGCCGTTCGGTGCAATAGCCGCCGCCGCCTCAATCGCTACGGGTATAGGTAACGTTAAAAAGATAATGAGTACCAAAGCTAAATTTGAAAAAGGGGGCTTGCAGGAGGTAGGCGGCAACCGCCACAGTGCAGGGGGTACAACTTTTCAGGGTTCTGACGGTACCCAGTTTGAGGCAGAGCGGGGCGAACTTATCGGCGTTATGAACAGGAACGCGGCAAAGCACTTCATGGCCTTTAATAATGCTTTCCCGGCAGGAGCAGGCGGCGCACCAAACTATTTCGCCAGCGGCGGCTTTGTAAACCGTGCGCAGCCACAAGGCATAAACTTTGATATCGACGAGCTGGCGGCAAAGATTGCAGCAGCCAACGCCTCAATGCCTGCGCCCGTTGTAGCGGTAAGTGATATAAATGTCGTGTCGGGCAGGATAGTTAAAGTGCAGGAGAATGCAAATTTTTAAAAATAATTTTTGGTAATTACAAAAATAGGTTTATATTTGCTTATAATTTAAAATTTATAAACCATGATTGAAGTATTTCAAAGCTACGAGCATTACGTTTCGTGGTTCTCCGAGAATTTGTACAAAACAAAAAGTGCCCAGCAGAAACTGCCGGAATTAGGGCTTGCGACAATATACAACAACGATACCGTAGGCGAACCCGTACGAGCCCTATCCCGACAGACTTTTTTACAATTGGAGTCAGAGAAAGGGTTTATACAGGTACCAAATCTTGCAGATTAACACGGCAAATCATAAAAACATGACAGTAAAAGACTTATTAAACTTCATAGCGATAGAAGTTGAAGCCGGGCGGCTAAGTGTAGACGACGAGATTAGGCTGTGGCATACCGTGTACAGCGAAGCGGCCGGCATAGAAGATATAGACGTACAGGAGGGGGCTTTAGAATTAGAGTTTTCCAAAATATTCTAAACTTTTGAGTAAACTCAAAACCATACTCACAGGCTGGCGTAACTTTCTCGACAAAAGCGAAGTTACCGAAAAGAAAGCGCAGGAGCGCGTAAGGATTTGCGCAGCTTGCCCACACGCTAAACACGGTAAGCTATTGGCGTTTATAAAGGACGACCTGAAAGAAATTGAGGGGTACTACTGCGATATTTGCAAATGCCCCCTATCTGCTAAAATAAGAAGTAACGACACTTGCCCTGAAAATAAATGGTAGGAACCAATTACGAAATACTGCTATCGATGGACAGCACCTTTATACCGCTTGTAGCAAGGGGCTTTATCCCGGTGCAGTATATCGAGTGGAAAACCTACTACGAGTTTTTCAAATGGCAGAGGGAGCAGGGCCACAAAACTGAAAAGGCTGTTATGCTTACCTGTGATAAGTTCCCTATTAACCGCAGGCAGGTATACCGTATAAAGGCCTGGATGGAAAGTATAAAATAATTTAAAAATATAATAAACCGTGAAAAATGTAACCTCAGATTTTAAAAATTTAAAAGATACCGCTATAGTGGGCGTACTTTGGTCAGATGGGAGTAAAAGCCCAATATTGCCTTATATCCACGGCGGTTTTTTTACTCCTGAGGCTTTAGATAAAGCCTCAGCCTCGGATGCCTACGTTACCTATCCTACTATAAAACAAAAAGTAGAAAACGATTTGAGTGGAACGGGGGTCGCTGCCTTTAAATTTAAAAACTACGGAAAGCTATGGAAATGGCTATCAAAAAAATAAAACACTTTTTAACCGCAGGCAGGTATACCGCATAAAAGCATGGATGGAGAGTATAAAATAATTTTAATAAATAAAACCATGAAAACAAAAGTAAACTGGATTAAAATAACTGATACCAGCCCACTACCCGATTTTGAAAAGAATGTGCTACTCTATTGCAGGATTGACCACAACCGAGAAGACAAAGAGGTATTTAAATACTTCGCTGTAGACACTTTGCGCGAAGTTATACACGACAGCAACGGCAGACGAGCAGAGTTTTGGAACAATAGCGACGTTACACACTACGCAGAGTTACCCGAAGCACCTGAAGATTAAAACACCGTAGAACCCATGAAATAGCAAAACCCTACCCGCTGGCAAGTCGAAGCCATTAAAGCAGTACACCGTGCGTTTTCCACAAGTACACACCCCTAAGTGAACAATAGTAGCTTAGGGGTTTTTTAGTGCCTTATTTTTGGCACTGATTTGTTAAAGCGTTTTTATACATTAGCTGCATGGTAGGCAACATTTATATCAACGGCGCTATAGGGCATTGGGAGGACTCCCAATCTGTAAGCCTTATGGACATTGTAAAGCAGGTTAAGGCGCAGCCCGAAGCCACGGAGTATAATGTTTACATAAACAGCGAAGGCGGTTACGTAGATATTGGCTTCGATATTTACAACTACCTTAAAAATTTAGGCAAGCCTGTTAATACAATCGGTAACGGCATGGTGGCGAGTATCGCAACTATTATTTTTATGGCGGGGGCTACCCGTACCATAAGGCCAAACACCCAATTCATGATACACCTGCCGTGGACTGAAGCGGTGGGCAATGCTGACGAATTAGAAGACTACGCAAAAGAATTACGCAACGCAGAGAAACAACTGATAGGTTTTTACACTAAAGAGTTAAACCTTACCGAAGAGGTTATACAGCCTCTTATGCGTGACGAGTCATGGCTTACCCTTGACCAGCTTCAAACTTTGGGCTTTATAACTACCGCCCCCGTACCCGTTGCAGCAAAAGCAAAAATAAATATTAACAAACCCAATAACATAATGGATATTAAAGACGAGGCTAAAATAGAGGGTATGTTTGCCCGTATATTGGCTAAATTAGGCATAAAGCCTAAAAACAAATTAGTGCAGGACGCTACAGGTGTAGAGCTTGATTTTACAGAGCTTGCAGACAGCGACACTATTGTGGTGGGCGCTATGGCTATGGTGGCCGGCGTTCCAGCAGAAGGTGAATACACACTACCTGATGGTACCATTTACACTTTCGTAGCCGGTGAGCTTACAGAGATTGTATTGCCCGCCGATGCTATTTCACCTGAAGAGGCCGCTGCACTGAAAGCTGAAAACGAAACGCTTAAAACTGAGGTTGAAGCCCTGAAGGCTACTAACCTGGCAAACGAGCAAAACCTTGCCGAGATTAAAACCGAAGTAGTAAACCTTAAAAGGGCTATCACTACAGGCGGCGCACCAACCGGTAAAAAAGAACCAGTAACCCAACCCGCAAGCGGCTACAAGGCTGCACTTGACAGGGCTAAAAACAAAAAACGATAATGGCAACAGCATTCGACAACGGAACGTTTACGTTCAACCCCGAGGAGCTTAAAGACTTGAGGGAAATCATTAACGAACTTACCTTTAACCACCCATCTATAAGTGATATTCACTACGTGGAGCAGGGTATTAAGTACGATAAGCAAATAGTATTTGCCGCACGTATGGGGCTACTGGGTAAAGCCCTTGCAAGCTGTACCCCTAACGATGCAGAAGGTATTACCCTTACTGAAAAAGTTTGGCAGCCTAAACTTTTTGACTTCAGGATAAAACATTGCTCTGCTGACGTAGACTCACAGGACAAACTGTTTAACCAGTGGATGAAGGTAAACCCGGATTTCTACAACATTTTTGAAGGTTCTGCCTCAAGTGTTGGCGCGTACCTTGTTGGCCTTGTTGAAGAGGCGAGCCGTGAGGACATCCTTACCAAAATTTGGTTTAGCGATACTACCGCAGCTACTTACGCCGATAGCGGTGTATTTACCAACGGTACCGACCTGGATTTCTTTAACGTTATCGACGGCCAGTTTAAACAGATATTCGTTGACGTGCCAACGACTGCCGCAAACTACGTGGCTATCACTAAAAACACCGCTGCCTCTTACGCTTTGCAGGCACTTGCCGCTGGCGAAGGTATGGCAACGCTTAAAGCGATGTACGGAAAAGCCGACAGCCGCCTACGCGGTGCCGCTGGTGTTGAGTTCCTTGTAACCCGCACAATCTTTGATGCGTACCTTAACGACCTTGAGACAACTCAAAACAACGGTGCAGGTAACACGTTTATAAACGAGAACGGCCAGCTTACCCTTACGTACAGGGGCATACCGGTTAAGTTGATGGATATATGGGATAACACCATAAACACCTACCAAAACAATGGTACTAAATGGTACAGGCCACACCGTGCTATCCTGACTACTCCTACTAACATACCTGTAGGTACACCGAGCGAAGGCGACTTTGGTTCTGTAGATGCTTTCTACGACAAAGTAACTAAAATGAACTACGTAGACGGGGCTTATGGCCTTGACACGAAACACTTACAAAACTACCTAACTGTAGCGGCTTACTAAGCCACTACTTTTTATAACCTTATAAAAAGTATAACCCTATGCCAATAGATTGTACAGGCGCGCTAACCGCCAATATAACATACGACTGCGCTAATGCCCCAGTAGGCGGCATAGAGCAAAACGTAAAGCTGATTAACCAGGCAGATATAGATTATGCTGCTACAACTTTCAGCTCAACAAACCCGGCACTTATCACCAGCCTTGTGCTTAAAGCAGGTGCGCAGGCTTACACCCTTACCGGTGTTAAGCAAACGAACGGCAAAAGCTGGGAACTTGTTAAAAAAGATAATGCCCCTGATAAGTTCATGCATACTTTTAGCGGCGTGATACTTAACCCGAGTGCTGCTAATAAGCTACAGGCTTCAGCACTTGCGCAGGGTTCGCGTTACATCGCTGTAGTTGAGCAGAAATGGAAGGGGGCTAATAGCGCCGATGCTTTTGAAGTGCTTGGCATACGTGCCGGCCTTGAGATCGCTACTATGACAAACAACAGCGCAGAGAACGACAACACAATTGTTTTCACACTTGCAAGCGCAAGCGGTTTTGAAGAGCCTAACATGGCAGCTACACTGCTTGAGACTGACTACGAAACCACTTTGCTGGCATTTAACAACGACTTCGCTACATCTCCATAATGCTGGACTTTACTAAAATGGATATTGCCGCCGTCATGTCAGGAGTTGACTCCGACGGCGAGCGATATTTAAGTAAGTTCCTGAAAGAATATAAAACGCTATTCACTGAAACCTTAAATCCCGGTTGTCCTAAATGCCTTAACGGCTATTTAATAAAATACAAAAAAATCATGGCAAAAAAAGAAACCAACGCCGATAACGGCGGCTTCGTATTGCATAAAAAATACGAAAACATATTAGTTGCGATAGATGGAGAGCCGTCTGTTTACGTGAACAACACTAATATGACTAAAGAATATGGCGAAATACTTTTAGCCCGTAAAAACGGCGCTGCGCTTTTTGCAAAACTGCCTGAAGCAGGCGAGACGAAACCTAAGGCTGCTAAAAAACCTAAGGCTGCTAAAAAACCTAAGGCCGACAAAGAAAATACTGCGCCAGTTGAGTCGGTAGAAACCGAAGAGGTAGAAACCGAAGAGGTAGAAACCGAAGAGACAGACGAAATACTGTAACTAAATGCGCACCAAATTATTTGAGATATTCAAACGTTTAACACCCTGGAAAAAGGGTGTTGACGTTTATGGTAATGACGAAGATAACATGTACCCTGAAAGGATGGACAGACTTATCAATAACAGCGTTACCGCAAAGAGCGCCGCAAATATCATGGTGCAGTACCTTTTAGGTAAAGGCTATGGCCCTGAAGCCGACAACATAATAGTAAACAAGCAAAAAAATATTAAGCTAATTGATTTCGCCGACAACATCGCCGACGACCTCGTTAAGCACCGTGGCGCGTTCATATCTGTAGGGTATAACGCCGCCTATGAAATTGACAGCCTTGCGGTAGTACCTTTCGAGTGGTGCCGTGTTGGCAAAAAAGACAGTACAGACTACAACGGCAAGATTGCGGTTAACAAGCTGGCATGGAATGAGCCGAAGCCCAAAGAAATTGAGCTTATCGACGTGTACAATCCTAACCCGACAATTATACAGCTTCAGGTTGAGAAAGCAGGAAGCTGGGAGGCATACAAAGGGCAAATACTATTCGTTAATCAGGATAGTAAACTTATATACCCGCTTAGCCGTATCGACAGCGTGGCGAACGACTGCGACAGTGAAGCGCAAGCGGCCGTGTACAAAAACAGGCTGCTACGTAAAGGATTTTTCGGCAATACCCTTGTGGTTACCCGTCCGCTTGTAGATGAAAGCACGATAGAGAAATACAGCGATGCAGCGCGCACGATTTTATCGCCTGCATGGCGCGAAGCCGAAAGCGAACGCGACGCATTTCAAAAAGCAATTAAAGATAGCTTAGGCGCGGAAAGCGTGGGCGGCGTATTGTGCCTTGAAATGGACTTCGCAGGCGAAAAACTCGACGATGCTATACTCATAAAACAGATTGACAGCAAAATCGACGACAAGCTATTCAACTATACAGAAAGCAGCGTTAGGGAGAACATACTGGTTGCCTTCAACAACCTACCCGCAGGCCTTTTAAAGACCAGCGATAACTCTATGTTTGGCAATTCAGGTACCGCTATTGTTGAAATGAAACGCACCTACCAGGAAAGCACCACGAAAGAGCGCAACCTGCTTACCAATACCCTTAACGGGCTTATACAAAAAATGCCCGGTAAAACGGGTACAGTGCTACAACCTATATTACTTATAGAAAATGCCAACACTACTGATAACCCGTAACGATATAGCCCAATACAGGCAAATCTCTACAACGTGGAACGATGCAAAGCTGAACGAGCTTATACTTGACGCGCAAATGCTCGATATAGCCCCGTTGTTAGGTGAAACGCTGTACAATAAGCTGCTTGCAGCCCCCGAAGACTACGCCGAACTACTGGACGGCGGCAGTTACACGGTAGACGGCACCTCATATACAAGCTATGGCCTTAAAATGGTGCTGGCTTACTACGCTTACGCCCGTGTTGTCATGATGGGCGACGCTACAGCAACGCCTTTCGGACTCGTTCAGAAGCTAAACAGCGATGTGAGCCAACCGGTAAGCGATAGCCTGCGTAAAAGCACATGGCAGATAAATGTAGAGGGTGCGTCTAAGCTGTGGGATAACGTGCGCAACTACCTGGTAAGGACAAAACAAGCTGACTACGCCGCAAATCATTGTATTGTTGCCCCGCGCACGGGCGGCTTCCGCATTAAAAAAATAGGATAATGGTAGTTATTTCTACATACAGCAATCGCGAATTTTATTTCAACGGTACCCGCTACCTGCGCAACTACATTAGCAGGGTGTCGGGTACTAAGGTAGCGATATTCAACTGCTACGAGAATGCCGACGTACTTGTAGAGCCTTTAGAGTTTGACCAGTTCAATATCGAGGGCGAAACATTTGCCGATGCTAACGAGGTGCAGGCTGCCCTTAACCAAATCATATACAGCCGTGGAACTTTAGGCAACGACGTTCCCGAGCTTGTGCAGGATAATAAATTCAAGGCCGTAGACGTTGAGATTGATATAGAAGACGATGTTATCGATATAGCGGATAAAATAAACGCCCTTGCGGCGTACAACGTTACTGAGTTTGAGAATGTAGTGTACATAGCGCAAACGCCTTCGGGCGAAAGCCCTTCGCGTTACGCCGTGCTAATCGCTAAAGGACAGGGTAAAGGTACCTACGGTAGCGGGGCAACCCAAATAACTGCAGGTAACTTCGTATTCCTGAGCGACGGCATAAGTGGCACCCCCGCAATAGACCAGGATAACATAAGCATATTCCGTACCATCCTTATAGATGGTACAGACTACACCGTGGCGCAGCTGGTAACGGCTATAAATACCGGCCCTGCTTTCACAATCACAGAAAAGCAAATATACTGGATTGCTGCTTACGCTAAAACCCCTAATGAGGTAGGCTTCGGCTTTACGCTTACTAAAGGGCGCAACTGGAAAATAATAAACAAGGGCAAAGGGCTTTATGGCACGGGAGGCGTAGCGATAACCGCTGCGGACTTACGCTACAACGGCGATGCCGTGTTCTCTGCCACAGATATAGCCGACGACCCCTCGACACAAATAATAGACTACGGGGCTTTAACAGGCCAAACGGTTGAGGACTGGCTTAATGAGCAGACCCCTGCTATTACGATACAAGGACAGGAGGCAGGCTATGTACTGTTTACTGGCAGTGTAGACGGTACCGGTGTAGATTACCTTTTTACGGGTGCCGCAGGCGATTACGGTTTAGGTGAAGACCAGGCAACCGCCGAGGACTTCCAGGCCATACCGCAGGAAGTTACACCGCCGCCGGCTTCAGGGCAAATCAAAATACTGTTCAACCCGGGAACACTTGGCGTGTATCAAAGCAATACCCTTATAGGCAGAAGCATTAACGCGATATTGGCTAATGGTGTAATGTATGACGATTTCAGTTTACCCGCAGAGTACGTATTTGAGCCTGCACTGGGCAGGATTTCAGGTATTGAGGGCATTGCCGATGCAAACATAGTAGTATTTTATTCTTAACTAATAGCATAATCATGAGAAAACTTTTTTATTTGTTATTCCTTTTACCCTTTATAGGACTGGCGCAGAACGCCACGATAACCTCTACAGGCACGACAACGTCCGTAACTAAATTTAACGGGGGAGTATGGGCAGACAGGATATTGAAAACGCCTGTAGTTGATACTACCGCCCTATTCCCAAATATAGCGAACCTGGGGCGCATACTTACTTTCGGCAACAGGCTATACCACCACAACGGTACTTACTATAAAAGGCTGGCCTATACATCGGATTTGACAATCGCAAATTTGCAAAGCGTAATGTCAGCAGGCAGCACCGCTACGGTATCAACCGATATTTCATTGACACACGGTGCTGGGGCAACATTCAGTAATATGTCATTAACCGATGGCTTTGCAGGTATGTCAGCAGTAGACAACGATTTCACTATGAACGGCACCACCGCAAGCATTACAAGTCCATTATTTGTTGGCGCACCTACTGAGGGAGGGCATGCGGCGAGGCTTAGTGATGTGGAGGCGGCGAGTACATTGCAGGAGGTTTTAACAAATGGTGCGGATTACACAGGCAGTGCAGAAATTTTAATATACCCGGAGGCTTTTACGCTATTTGCTAATTCAAACGCAACCATACAGGCTACGGATAACGTAAATATATCTTCGTATGATGGCGCAGTAGCTATAAGCGGAAACGGCACTAATGCAGCCCAGTTAAAGACTGAAAACTTAACCGCAGATAGAAACATCCAATTTCCTGATAATAGCGGCACCATAGCCCTGCTATCTGATATTACAGGCGGCGGCACAGTAACATCGGTAACAGGTACGGACGGCATAACAGTAGCTAACGGCACCACAACGCCTGTAATAGGCTTTGCGCCATCAGACATACAATTCACCCCAGTAACAGCCCCAACGTATTCAGAAGGGTTGTTTTTCTACGATACCGATGCGCATACATTTGTAGGCTATGATGACATTTCAGGTACCTCCCTTAATATGGGGTATGAGGTGGATTTGAAAGCACGCAACAGCACAGGCGTAACCATTACAAACGGCTCGGTAGTGTACGTGTCAGGGGCTACAGGGCAAACGCCTAACATTACATTAGCCCGTGCCGATGCTATGGCAACTTCGTCTGTAATTGGCGTTGTTACCGC